ACTTTGGCAAAGCCACTGTCCAAGATAGTAAAGACATGTTCGGGAAGGGCTTGTCTGCATCTGAGCGACTAAAAAAGTCTAAACGCCCCGCTATGGTTGCTGGCCTCGCCGCTGGCGGCGCCGGTGCTTACTACGCTACGAAGAAAAAAGATTAATTGAAACGTGAAAAGGTGGCCGGTGTAACAGCCGGCTGCTTTTTAAACTCTACCGAAGAGGTGTGCGATGGCTAAATCCTTATCTTCTTTGCTCGGCGAAGCTGATGAACTTATCTCGTCTAGGGTGGCAAGTCATAACAAGACTGCATCAGCCCCACAAGGCCACGATGACATTTTTAAGCTCGCAGAGTGGGTTCGCAAAAGTGGTGAAGAACTTCCGATCGTGAAAGAGGCGGCATTTGACACAGCCCTTGACGCAGAAGAGCACATTCTAACGCTTGCTGAAAAGCTTGCGCATGCTAAAGCCTACTTGGAGACCTATCAGAATTTGCCGACGTTAGTGAAGATCGCCAACTTTGAAAAAAGTGCGAAAGAGCGCGGGTTTTCCGAGGAGGAAATCGAATCTTACCTTGAGAAGAACGCTGCGGAGTTCCCTCTAGAACGAGTCCTGTAATACAGAGGTACCCCGTCGTGGACCAACTCGAGAAAATAGCTATTAGAAAGCTGCTTCGTGGGCTGCTAGGCAGTCGTGCCCGAGGTGCCGCGAGTGCGGCTAAGGTTTTCGCCGGCAGTGCGGCTGGGAAGATTACTAAGGAGAGAGCACCCAAGGGGTTTGCGAAAGCGATCTCCGAGAAAGATGTCAACCGTGCGTGGGACGGCTACAAGCAAAACGGCAGCGGTGGCACCGACTCATTAGTGGCAACCATCCCTGCGTGGATAGCTGAAAAGGCTCTAGGTAAAGACAAAGTCAAAGACTTCTTTTGGAAGAACGTTCACAAGCCTGCACTGAGAGCCGATACTGCTGTCGGACACACACTAGGCAAAATCCCCGGGGCTAAGGGTCTGTTCACAACGACCGAGAAGATCCCTTGGGGGAAAAGAGACTTTAGAGAAATAGATAGGTCTTCCGCGTTAGCACCCCTCTCTAAGATAAGAGATATTGGCGCTCCCATTATTGTTGGTGTAGGATTAGAAAAAGGTGTTAAAAAATTAACAGGTTCTAAGGACAAAGAGCAGCAAGAAAAGGCAGCAATGCAAGACCAGGGAATGCGTGAAAAAGTGGCTTCAACAATGCTCAGACTCCACGAGGAGAACATAGGGCATACGAAGCGGGCTCAGGCGACAAGACTGCTATTCAAAAAAGCAGAATTGGGACTTGAGCACATTCCGCACACCTACCAAGAGCTAGAAGAAAAAATAGCCTCTTTGGAAAACCAAGACTTGGTCGTATTGGAGAAGGCTCTGGAATTAGCTGGAGGGCACTTTAAGCTCGGAGAGCTCGACTCAGGTCGATTATCCGCGATTAACGCCACAGAAAAATTTCAGGCCGCTGTGCTCGGTGACGAAAACTAATTTAAAGGAGTTAAACAATGACAACGTCAATCTCAGACATCCGGATCGCGCCAGTTGGCGAAGATCTGACTGTCGCTGAAGGCCGCCTAGAGATCCTTCGTGGCCTCGAAAAAATGTATCGAGTGGACAAGCAGTACGCCGCTAGCGTAGACCTCGGTCTAGGCGAGTGGGCTGTGCTACACGCTGATGGGAAAGCTTACCGTGCAGGAGCTTCCCCCGTCACATCATCGTACCTTGTGTTCGGTGGAACAGATCGTTTTGACTCAAAGGCAACAGGCCAAGTCACTTTGATCATGGGCTCGCAAGTTATCGCTAAGACAACACAGTACAATCCTGGACCGTCTTACGTTGTTGGCGATTACCTTACGGTTAAAGCCTGGGCTGCTGGGAAGTCGAGCCTGACCAAACAGACTGCTGGCGAAGTAGCTGTTGCGAAGGTTGTGGAAGTCGGTACCGGCTACCTCGTATACGAAACCATGTCGCCGGCAAAAGTTGGCTAATCTGACGATTAGTCGACCACAACCACATTAAGGAGTGAAACCATGAATCATGAAGGCTTAGATGCACAGACATTCAACAATATCTTTATTGATAGACTTGAAACTGTCGATGGCATCCAAAAAATGGCAGCTGCTGGTGCAGCGTTTGTTCGTTCAAAAATCCGTGAGATCGGCTTCGCACGCCGCATCTTGCCACCTGAGTCTGTGACTCGTGCGGACCTAACCCGTTCGACCGACCACGACACACTCATCAAAATCGTGGACATTGAGCACGATTCAAAAGCGAAAGCAGTCAACTTCGCTTCTGAAGCTGATGAGCGTTACATCCAAGGTAAGCGTTATGCACTTCCCTTCTTCAAGATCGAGTCTGAGAAATTCGTTAAGTCAGAAGGTGAACTTCTTGCTTACGACTACCCAGTCACTAAGGTCATCGAAGAAAACAGCGTTAAAGATATTCAACGCGTCGAAGACGTGAAGTTTATCGAAACCGCTGAAGCAGCGATCACTATCACTGGAAAGCGTATTGTCTCTGCCGCCACTGCTGTGGACCGCAAAGAGATCAACTCTCTTTTCAAAATGATCGACTACGATCAATTGACTGTTGGTTGCGCGCTCATGAACACCGTCGACTACGACGATTACATGATTCAGCCCGCAACTGAAGTTGGTTCGCCTCTTGCTTCTGAAGTGTCGGTGGAAGGGTACAAGTACCAGACCATCCTCAACCGGAAGTTGGTTGTTACCAATAAGCATGACATCGTGCTTCCTGGTGAGATCTGGGCGTTCACTGAGCCTTCCTACCTTGGAAACTTCTTCATCCTTAACGACGTTAAGTTCTGGATCAAAAAAGAAGCTGACTTGGTTCTTTGGAAGACTTGGGAATACATCGCTGAAGGCTTCGGTAACATCAAGTCGGTCGCTAAGATCGAATTGAACGTACCGAACCCAATCCCATCCGGTGGAAGCTGATTTTAGCTTGTGATTTACGGGGGCGGCGATTAAATTATTAGTCGTCGTCCCCGTTCTTATTAAAAAAACAGGAGAAACATTTATGGTGACCCAGAAGAAGCGTTGGAAAATTACAAACATCACAGTCCGCCCGGTTCGCATCAACCCAGTTACAAAGAAGGATGAGCGTACTACCATTGAAAAAAATGGTTACAACCTGTGCTGGCGAGAAGACAACACACCCAGTAAATCAAACATTATCCTGGGGCCAAACCAGTTTAAGCTGGTCTCAGACGTCACTGACGGCATGATTGGGTTTGTGCATGAGGGTCTTGCATCAATAGAAGAGTTTGGAGACGTGGCTGACGTTCTTAAAGCGTTTGCAAGTACTGGTAAGCGTACCCAACGCCGAGGCATTAAAGAAGCCCCTCCTGTAGGAGCTGGGGTTGCTGCTATCCCAGATACAGCTCAACCGCAAGGACGCAGACAAGCACGAGCTGCCGAGATGGGCGAGAAGATCACAAACAAAGAAGAGCGTGCAGAGCACGTTGACGCGGTAAACCCCACAGGTACCCCAAACTTTGTGGTTAACGCACCCTCTGACGAGACACGAAGAAGACAGAGGCACCAACAGCCAACAGTGTGAGGGACTAGATGACGACACTCCAAGATCCTGGGGCAACGGACCGCATGAACAAGGCGAGGAGATATCTTCGCCTTTTTATGCTAGACACCCCTGCGCTGAACCGCCTAATCAGAAAAGAAGAGTCCAACACTGAGCTGTTTGACTTCGCTATCGAGATGGCCATTTCAGACTGGAATTCTACCACCCCGGTCTTGGGGTGTACGACCATTTCTAACTACCCGAGCTTGTATCTTCTGATGCACGCAGCTGCCATTCAGCTTTTAAAGTCTCAAGGTATTTACCAAGCTAGAAACGAGCTGAACTATTCTGCAGGAGGATCTAGCTTTCTTCGTGCGAACAAAAGCAACTACTACATGCAGTGGATGATTAACTTCGCGAATGAATATGAAACAAAGAAGCGCAACCTTAAGATCCAGCAGAATGTTAACAGGGGCTGGGGCGGGGTAAACTCTGAGTATGACCGAATTGGGTATGCTTGGTAGAGCAAACCTTCAGTACCTAACAGATGCTGAAAACGGGAAGAAAAGTAACCACTTCGCAGAGGGCGCGTAATGAACATCAAAACCTTCCTAGAAGGCTTTTTCAAACAAGCCGCTGAAAAAGAAGAAGAGCAGGGTGGAAACCCGCTACCAAGGTATGTTTCAAACGCAGGCCCTAGACTTGACGAGATAACCGAAGAGACAGATAGAAGTAAGTTTCAGATGTGTCGAGGGTAAATGGCAGCAGGCATACTAAAAAATATTAGGTTTAAACCACTTTCGGTGATAGTGCTCAACATGCAGCACCACACGACACCATCAAGAATACTTATTAAGTGGGAGCTTGAGCCATCTGCACAAAACTTAAATAACATTAGGTTTTTTGTAGACAGGGGCGAAAGCCCGGAAGAGATGCAGCAACTCCAGGCTACGTCCGACGGCATCAGAGCGAGCCAGCTGCTTGAGTTTTCTGACTACACTGCAAACCTCCTTGATCTTAACAAAGTCTACTATTACCGCGTTCGCGCGGTTGAGTTCATAGGGACGACGCCAGTCCAAACATTTTCGTCTGAGACGGTTACATGGGATGGTGATCTTGACCTTGTTGGCCTTTATGTGGTGGAGGAGCATCTGTTTCTTCACCGCTGGGTTTCAGGCGTACCGTCGATGATATTCAAAAGAAGAAGAGACGGACAGTACTGCCCTGAATGCTGGGACGAGGTTTTAAAGAGAGTAACCAAGAGTTCCTGCACCACGTGTTACGGCACTGGAAAATTAGGCGGATTCTACCCACCGCATGAAGCTTGGATGAACTTTGAACCAGACCCAAAAGTTGTTCAAGTGACAGAGTGGGGGCAACGCCAGTCCTCACAAACAGACATCCAATTTACTAACTACCCTCTTTTAACTGACGGCGATCTCATAGTAGAATTGAAGTCTAATCGTTACTGGAAAGTCTCTATGGTAAGGTACCCTGAAAAGAACCGAACCATAATGCTACAGATTGCTCGTGTTGACGCGGTAAACCCGTCAGATGTTGAGTACAGGGTAGAAGTTTCAGTGTCGCGCAGGAAAGCCATGTTGGCAGAAGCTGATGAACGTGAAAAAGAAAGGGAGTTTTAAAATGAATCACTTTTGGGATTGATTTGAGAAGAGGGCTGAAGACCGTGGTGAAAGCAAACCAGGGTACTGGGCAAGGGCACGTGGGTCCGTTCGCGCCCAGGCGGACAAAAACCTAGGCGGGGTGGCTGGGATTAAGAACACAGACCTTATAGCGTCTGGTGCTAAAAGAGGTATACACCACGGGCTACTTGGTGCTGCGGGCGGGGGTGCCCTTGGTGCACTTGCAGGGATGGCTTCGCGTAGTGGCGCTAGGGGTGGAGCTGGCATCGGTGCAGCATTAGGTGGGCTTCTAGGTGCTAATCATGGGATCTACACGGCGGATAGAGATTACCTAGCAAAAAAAGGCATCAAAAGGAAGTATCTTGGCCTTGACCACGAGTTCTCTCCGGAAGCTCAGGCGAAATATATCGACAAATACAAAAAGCAGAAGTGAATGCCAAAAGAAGCGGGAGTTTTAAAATGAATCACTTTTGGGATGGATTTGAGAAGAGGGCAGGAGTAGCAGGTGCAGTAACAGGCTACCTTACTGCTAGATCCCCGTTAGCTCAGGAAAAACAATCTGCAGCTAGAAGCGAGATTCTAGGAACAATTCCTTGGGGGCCACTCAGCGGCCTGGGGGCATTGGCCGGGATAGCTGTCGGCCCATACTCTGACAAAGATAGAAAAAAAGTAAATAAGAAAAGCATCTCAAACCTGATACCAGGGGTCGGCGGGTACCGCTCTGGGAGAAGATTGTCGGGGACCGGGCTGGACGCGAATGAACGACCAAACGATTAGCGGGGGGCACAAATTAAGCCAAATCAAGGTGAGACCACAGAGGTTAGTCACAAGATCAGGGAACACACTGGTAAGCACGGTCTATAGAGGATTTAGGAATGAACGACTTCTGGGAAGAGTTTGAAAAGCAAGCCAAGCTCAAACGAGATGTCGAACTCGGTGAGCACCAGCAGCGTGCGATTAAAAAGCTAGAAAAATCAGATGCAATGCTTCTTTACCACGGCCTAGGCAGTGGTAAAACATTGTCTTCAATCGCTGCCACGGAAGGTGGCGGGAAGACTGACGTTGTCGTGCCAGCGGCCTTAAGGCCAAATTACCGCAAAGAGCTAAAAAAATTCACCACTGGTAGTAATAACCGAAGCGTCATGAGCTACGAGGGTGCGGTTAAGTCAGGGCTTAAAGGGGGCGACACTCTCGTCCTCGACGAAGTACAACGTCTAAACAACCCAGGCTCAGCCCGATCACAAGCGGTTATTAATGCTGCATCAAAGTATAAAAAAAGAATACTTTTGTCAGGCACCCCTATCAAAAATCACCCAAGAGAACTCGCCCCTCTTCTTAGGATACTAAACCCTAAAGATTCACGCGTTCCGCTTGATGACACAGCGTTTCAGCAGCGTTTCATCCAAGAGAAGAAGGTAAGCCCTGGGATTATCGGCTGGCTTCGCGGGGTATCACCGGGCGTAGTAGAATCGCCTAAAAACCTTAACCTGCTAGCTGACGTGGTTAAGGGGAGGGTCGACTACTTTGCTCCACCTAAAGAAGGCTACCCTTCCAGGACCGACTCCGTAGAATCAGCGGACATGAGCTCAGAGCAAAGAGACATCTACAAATTCATTACGAATAAAGCCAACCCCGGCATTGCCCGAAAAGTCAGAGAAGACCTACCTCTCTCAAAAAGAGAGCAGCAGGGTATGAACTCCTTTATGACTGGTGCCAGGATTGTGAGTAATACCCCCGCACCATACGGCGGTAAAGCACCTAGCCCTAAAATGGTTATGGCAGCAAAGCAACTCACAGACCGTCTAAAAACTAACCCTCGTTTTAAAGCGATGGCGTACTCCAACTACCTTGAAGGTGGCGTCAAGGAGTACGCAAAGCACCTTGACGCTGAGAAGGTGCCGTACCGCATCTTTTCTGGCGAGATGTCCGACTCCCAGAAAAAGAAGGCGGTTGACGATTATAACGAGAACCGTGTGAACGCACTTTTAATCTCAGGAGCTGGCGCAGAAGGGCTTGACCTTAAAGGTACGAGGCTTGTTCAGATTCTTGAGCCTCACTGGAATAAAGCCAGAACAGACCAGGCTATCGGGAGAGCAATCCGCTTTAAGTCTCATGAGCACTTGCCTGAAGATGAGAGGCATGTTGAAGTAAAACATTACCACTCGATCCACCCGGAGAAGTGGTACAATAAATATCTAGGAATCAAGAAGCCAACGTCGGCTGACCAATACCTTAGCTCCTTGGCTGAGAAAAAAGAGCAATTAAACAACGCCTTCCTTGACGTGCTAAGAAGAGAAGGCTCAAAAACCGCGGGGGTTAGTGTGAATAATTTTTGGGAAGGTTTTGAAAAACAAGCCGTGATGTTTAACTCCGCAAAAACTAGGCTAACGCGTGGAGGCATCGGTGCAGCATTAGGTGGTG